CGTTAGGGGCTGGAGAAACACGGTTCGCGCCGTGCCAGCCCCGATTGATTGTCAAACATCACAGCGCTTCACAGCGCATGTCCCAAACATACGCATTCGCCTGTTGCGGGATACGTTACAGCCGCAAGTTACTTGGCTGTCTCCAAATCAACAATTCGTGAAGTGACGCAGAGGAAGGCAAGATGGCCTATCCCAATCCGCTCATCCGATACCGCGAGAACAACCGCGAAATCTTGCGCGGCGTCACTAAAGACCATCGTGTTGGGAGGTTCGTCTTGCAACAGCGCGAGAACGAGACAGGCAAAGCTGTGCTAGACTTCACCGACGTGTTGAACGGCGCAACGATTACTGCCGCTGTCACCGACAGCAACATTGACGGCTCTGTCGTTGTCTCTGCCGGCCAGGTCACGTTGACCACGACTGGCCTCGGAATGGGCTATGGCGACACGGACGTGACCGTGACGTTCAGCGATGGCCGCATCCGCATCGAGAAGCTTCGTTATGTCGAGGTCAACGGGAACTGGCGCAGTGACTATGGCTGGACGTACGCATCGTGACGAAGCTGAACGAACAACAGGAGCGCTTCTGCCGCGCCATTGTTGAGGGGATGAGCGGAAACGAGGCTTACGTAGAAGCTGGCTACAAAGTCTCAAACGACGCGACCGCAAGAGCCAATGCTAGCAGGCTGCTATCAAACGCTAACATCTGCGAACGGATCGCAGAACTACGCAAACCAATAGCCGCACAAACGTCTGTGACGCTCGCCTGGCTCATCCAGCAGGCTCAAGAGGTACTGGTAGCCGCGAAGGCTGACGCCTCACACGCGGCCTCAATAGCGGCAATCAAAGAGCTGGGCATCCTGAGCGGCGAGCGCATCGAACAGTCGATCCGCACAAACCGGAACATCACAGTCGATGAATACAGCGACGAGGATCTCACCGCATATCTCGCCAGCAATGGCAGCGCAGGAGCTATTGCGGAGGCGTCACGCGCGAAGGGGTCTGATCCCGTTCACTAGCTACACCAACCACGCTTACGAACCCGCGCCGCCACATTCGGAGATAGCCGAGAAGCTGGAAGCGGTTGAGCGGGGCGAGATTGACCGGCTGATGATCTTCATGCCGCCAAGGCACGGCAAGTCCGAACTGGCCTCGAGGCGCTTTCCCGCCTGGTACATGGGCCGCAACCCTGACAAGCAGATTATCGCGGCCAGCTACAACTCGGATCTCGCCTCGGACTTTGGGCGCGAGGTTCGCAACATCATCCGGACCAACGAGTTCTCACGCCTGTTCAACGTGAAGCTGGCGGAAGACAGCCGAGCGGCCGGCAGGTGGAACACGGACGCGGGCGGCGCTTACGTTGCGGCTGGTGTCGGAACGGCTGTTACTGGTCGCGGCGCTCATATCCTGCTGATCGACGACCCCGTGAAGGATCGCGAGGAAGCCGAGAGCGAGCTAAGGCGCGAAACAATCTGGAACTGGTACACGTCCACGGCTTACACCCGCCTGATGCCGGGTGGGGCTGTTATCCTGATCCAGACGCGCTGGCATGAGGACGACCTAGGCGGGCGCTTGCTGGAAGCCGAGAACAACGGCGGTGACAAGTGGGTCAAGGTCAACCTGCCTGCGATCAAGGACGGCCAGGCGCTCTGGCCTGAACGCTACAACGTCGATGCATTGAAGCGCATCAAGGCCGCAATCGGGCCGCGCGACTTCGAGGCGCTCTACCAGCAGAACCCGACGCCTGACGACGGCACGTTCTTCCTGCGGGACTGGTTCAAGCGCCACGATGACCCGCCGGCCAAGGGCCACATCTACATCACGAGCGATTACGCGGTGACAGAGGACGGCGGCGATTGGACCGCGCACCTCGTCTGGAACTATCACGAGGACACGCTGACGCTGATCGACGGCTGGACCGGCCAGACCTCGGCGGATGTGTGGATCGAGGAGCTGTTGCGGCTGGTCAAGATGCACAAGCCGCTATGCTATTTCGGAGAGGCTGGCGTGATCGTCAAAGCGGTCAAGCCGATGCTGACGCGCCGCATGAATGAACTACGCGTGTTCGCACGCACGGAATGGATACCGTCCATCTCGGACAAGCCGACACGGGCGAGGGCATTTCAGGCCCGCGCTGCGATGGGCAAGGTGAGCCTGCCGAAGACGGATCTGGGCGAGAAGGTGCTTAACCAGCTCCTGAGCTTCCCGGCTGGCAAGCATGACGACCTCGTCGATACCTGCGCCCTGATGGGCATGGTGATCGACATGGCGCACCCAGGCTTCACGCCTGCCGCGCCTCAACCATTGACGCGACCACGCGACTACAGGCCCCCACCAAAGGCGGACAATTGGCGAGTATTGTGAGTTTGTCGCCCAAGCCCGAAGCGGGCGAGGACGGCGCCGAGCGCATTCGGAAGATGGTGCGCGAGTATCTCGATACGATGGAAGAAGCCCGCGACCGCTCGGCCCTTCATCGCGACTATTACGATGGTAAGCAGTGGACGAAAGAAGAGATCGCCACGCTGAAGCAGCGCGGCCAGCCGCCCATCGTCTTCAACCGCATCAAGCGCAAGGTGGACAGCATTCTCGGCGTCGAGCGCAACCGGCGCACCGACCCCAAGGCTTACCCACGCACGCCACGCGACGAGCAGAGCGCCGACATCGTAACGCAGGCGCTGCGGTTCGTGTCGGATCAGACCAGGCTCAACAACATATTCTCAGGCGCTTTCGAGTGCGGGATGATTGAGGGCGCGGGCGCTGCTGAAGTCATCATGGACGGGCCGGAAGACATTCGCGTCAACCTGATCCCGTGGGATGAGTTCATATTCGACCCGCGCTCGAGCCGTCATGACTTCTCGGATGCGCGCTACCTCGGCGTGCTGAAGTGGATGGACGCAGACGACGCCATTGCGCTGTACCCTGACAAGGGCAAGGAGATCGAGGCGGGCATCACGGGCAGCGAAAAGGCGTTCGTTGCGGACCAGTCTGTAGACGACAAGCCGTCAAGCGGGACGTGGATCGACCGCAAAAGGAGAAGGGTCCAGGTCTGCCAATTGTATTACAAGCAGGGCAGCGAGCATAACTACGCGGTGGTTGTCGGCTCCACGCTCGTGATGGATGGGCCGAGCTACTACCGGGACGAGAAGGGCAAGACCGTCTGCCCAATCGAGGCGTTCAGCGCCTATGTTGATCGCGAGAACTGCCGTTATGGCGTTGTCCACGACATGCGCGGGCCGCAGGACGAAATTAATCACAGGCGCAGCAAGGCCGTCCACTTCCTGCACTCGCGCCGCGTCATGGCGCAACAGGGCGCCGTTGCCGATGTCGGGCAGGCCAAGCGCGAGATTGCCCGCCCTGATGGCTGGGTCGAGGTTGTAGACCCGCAAGCGGTGCAGGTGCTGGACACGGCGCAGGAAACGACCGGCAACCTGAACATGTTGCAGGAAGCCAAGGCAGAGATTGACCTTCTCGGGCCGAACAATGCGCTTCAGGGCAAAGGCACGGAAGGCGAAAGCGGCCGCGCCATCATCGCCCAGCAACAGGCAGGGCTTGCCGAACTCGCGCCGCTCTATGACCGGTTCAATGACTTCAAGCTGCGCGTCTACCGGGCGACATGGGCGCGCATCAAGCAGTTCTGGAAAGCGCCCAAATGGGTGCGCATTACGGACGACGAGCAGGCCACGCAGTTCATCGGGCTGAACCAGGTGCAGGTGGACCCGATGACGGGTCAGCCTCAGGTGCAGAACGCTGTGGCGCAGATGGACGTGGACGTGATCCTCGAGACTGGCCCCGACACTGTGACGTTGCAGTCCGAAGAGTTCGAACAGCTCGCGCAGATCATGCCGCAGCTTGCAGCCTTGCCGCCGCCTTACGCTCTGGCGCTGATCGAGGCGTCCAGCCTGCCGGCGCAGCGCAAGAAGAAGATGACCGAGCTTCTGTCAGGCGGTGGGGAGCAAAGCCCCGAGGCGCAGGCGCAAGCGCAGAAGCAGGCGCAGATGCAGGAACGCGCTGCAATGGCCGAGATTGCGACAAAGGAAAGCTCCGCCGCGCTCAACATGGCGAAGGCGCAGAACGAGGGCGCCCTTGCGCAGTCCAATATCGAGCTAGAGCGCGAGCGGATGACGGCCGAACAGGTCAAGGCGCAGGGCGAGACGGCTATCAAGGCGCAGGAACTACAGATCAAGCAGCAGGAATTGCAATTCAAGCTGGCCGAACTGGACCTGAAGCGCGCTGAACTCGGGCTCAAGCAGCAGGAACTGGCGGCGAACGTCGAGATGGAACGCGAGCGTTCCGCGCTGACCGAGCGCATGGCCGACCGGCAAGCGATGGCTGAAGACAACCGCGCGCAACGCGAGGCGTCCAAGCCGAAGGAAACCGAGAAGCCAGACAAGAGCGGGGATGCTGTAGGCATGGGCCTGCAAGCCCTGGCTGCGGCACTGAGCAAGCCTAAGTCAATCGTCCGTGGTGCGGATGGCAAGCCGATAGGGATTGAATAATGAGCAAGGGCAACACCTTCGAGAACGATCTGCTTTTGCTGATCTTCAACAACACCGCAGCGGCGCTCATTGGTGACGCATCGGGCCTGCAACCGTCAGCTACGGCCGGCTCGCTCTACGTGTCGCTGCATACGGCCGACCCGGGCGAGGCTGGCACGCAGACCACGAACGAATGCGCTTACACGAGCTACGCCCGCGTAGCCGTGGCGCGCTCTGGCGCTGGCTGGACGGTCAGCAGCAACACCGTAACCAACGCGGCGCTGATCCAGTTCCCGCAATGCACGGGCTCGTCCGAGACGGCCACGCACTTTGCAATTGGCACGGCGTCAACCAGCACGGGCAAGATACTTTACAAGGGCGCGCTGTCGGCTTCGCTGGCGATTTCGTCAGGTATCCAGCCGCAGTTCGGCGCCGGTGAACTTGACGGCAGCGAGGACTGAGCGTGGCGGGTTTCCGCAACCTTCGCGCATGGTCCGATGCGGACAACGCGGGCCAATGCCATTTCACCAGCTTCCGCAAGGCCGTGTCATCGACCGCTACGACAACGAACGCATGGATTGACTACAGCTACTTTCCGGGTGCGCCGACTGCCAACTTCTACGCATCATCACCGCTTGAAGCAGCCTATGTGGATGCGGCGCGCGGGATCTACGTCCCGACCGTAACGCCTGCAACGCAATGGCTGCGCAACCTCAAGCTGATGAGCGCGGCAAGCAGCACGACAAGCACGACGAATGGCAGGCAGCAAATCGTGCTTGCTGACCTGCTGATGTACTACCCTTTCGTAGATACGGATGCGGTAGGCGAACAGCAGGACATGATTCAGACGGTGTCGCTGCCTCGCTACACAAGCGGGCG